GTTCATGATAAATTACATTACCCAATGAATCTTTTATTTCTATCTTAACAATAGTATCGGCAACTAGTTCTTCGGAACCTTGTATTAAGAATGCATTTTTTCCACCTGTAAAGGCTTCCGGCAATTCACTAACTCTAAAATATCGACTATTCGGATCGGTATCTTCTATTAATACTTTATATTTTTCTAAATCTTCAGGGAATAGTGTTTTCTTTTGAATCGCCATTTTTGCGTTTCTTATAAATATTCATTTATTTAAATGTTATATACTTATGTATAGAAAACTAATAAATACTAAAGAAAACTAAAGGTTATGAAATATGCAATGCTACAAATAAAAAAAGAAACCCATGAACTTCTCAAAAATTATTGTGAAGAACACGGGTTTAAAATGGGAAGTTTAGTAGAGAATTTAATTAAGAAACACATCGGTGTTACAAAAACTCCATCTAGTGTGTTGAAGGCTGATAAAGTTACAATTAAAAATCAATCTTACTAAACCCATTTTCTTTTTTTATTTCTATAAGTCCATCGACTATATCTCTCATCGCATCTAAATGGGATATTACCCATATAAAATCAAATTGAGTTTTAAGATACTGCATCATTCCAAATAGGGATGAAAGATTATCACTATCCAATGTTCCAAATCCTTCATCAATTACCAAGAAGTTTGGACGTGGTAATCCACATATGTTTATAAGTGCAACTCTAATTGCTAATCCACTAATAAATTTCTCCATACCACTACACATCTCCAATGCCCACTCTTGATCCTCATAAACAATCTTTGCATTAATATTTTTACCATCCACTTCCATTACAACACCAAAATCAACGACCTGTCCCAATATATTATTTACCTCATTTTGTATTACGGGCAATGCTTTGGAAATTAACTCATATGGAACTCCATCACGCTTCACTGCATCTATATAATAGGTGTATAGGCGGTTTTTTTCTTCCAAGTCCTTAACTTCATTCATCTTACCTTTGATGTTGTCTATAAACGATTGTAATTGCGCAATAGAACCATTTGTATCGGTTATTACTTTGTTTAAATCCTTAATAACCCCTTCAATTTTTTTCTTTAAGGATTCTTGTTCTTTTATTTCAATTTCCAATTCCCTATTACTCTCAATGGTATCTTCGTTTTCATAATATTTATCAATATCTTCTTCAACTTTATCCAATTGAGTTTGTAATAACTCTTGCTTTGTATCCAACCCCTTCAGTTCGGCTTCAGCTTTTTCCAATATCACCTTACCTTTGGAATATCTATTTTTAATTTCAATATATCCTTTATAATTTTCTTCTATAGTACCAAAATCAGTTAGTACACTCTTAATAACGTTTACACTACCATCCAATTCATCATATTCCGTTTGTTGCTGTTCTAATTCTTCTTTAGTTTTGAGAGCATCCTTAACGAATATATTGTTCATACAAAACTTGCAATTAGGATCATATTCATGTTTCTCTAAATGTGAAAGTTTATCCTTATTTGAATTTAATTTAACTTCTAATAATTCTAACTTTTGTTTTTCTGTTTTGTATTCATTTACTTTATCGGAATATGCTGAATATAATGTTTCCATATCTCCCATCGTATCTATGGATTGGGATAGTTCTGAAATTAATCCTTTATACTCATCTATTTTTAATTCCTTTGTTTCATAATCTTTTTCTAAATTAGAAATTTGTTGAGAAATTGATTTTCTCTTTTCTTCCAATGTTCGTAAATCTAAATTGGAATCTATTGGATTAAGTTTTCTTGTTAAATCTAATATTGTGTTTTCAATACCTATTTTAATCTTTGTTTCACTATCCAATTGAGTTTGCAATTCCTTTAGCTCATCCTTCTTTTGTTTAATTAATTTACCTTTATCAGCCAGTTCCGTCGTAAAGTCGGTTTTCTTAAAATTTTTGATAAGTACACTTACTTCCCTAATATCTTCAACTGCCGTATCAAACAATTTATCAAAAACATTCAATCCCATAAATTGTGCCAACAAATCCTTTCTCTCCGATTGGGATTTATCAATGAATAGTGCATTATTACCTTGCAAACTTAAAGCAGTAAGAACAAAATCTTCGTATGTTCCTACATATTGTTCAATGATTGCGTTTGTATCCCGTCTTTCCGTTCCATTAAGGGATTCGGAAATACCATCTACTACTCTCCAAAATTGTACATCTACCTTTACATTCTTTCCCTTATTTACTGTCCGCGCTTCTCTACGAATATGGTATTGGATTCCCTCCACCTCAAAATCTAATTGGCAATAGAAATCGGATTTACGATTGTTCATTACGTTTGCCGCTTTGAATGCTCTACTACTCTTATCATAAAGACAGAATGAGATAGAATCGAATAGAGATGATTTACCACTTGCATTAGGTGCGAATAATCCCATCAACCCATTTAGTTTATTAAAGTTGATAACGTTATCTTCACCATATGAAAACATATTACTGAATTGGAATTTAATTGGTTTCCATTGTATGTTTTTTGCTACATCATCCAATACTATTCTACTATTTACATCTCTGTTTATAGTTTCCAATTCTGCTAAGTCCGAATTTGTCACAAATGGCATCATCCGTTTAACATAATCTTGTATTAATGAGTTTTGATGATTTACATCTGTAATATCTTCAAACTCCAATTTACCTTGTCTATTTCCGGTCTTTACTTTAGAAAGAGAATCGGTTCTGATAAGAGTAAAATCTTCAATACCATATCTCATTTTAATTTCCGTAAGAACCTTTTTAGTATCAGCGGTATCTGTGTTGGATAAACGAACTCTCAAACGAGCATGCTTTGGCATATCGTTTACAACCGGAACAATGCCACTATCAATATCTAACGTATAGTATCCATAATCATTTTGAATATCCACACTCTCATATGTAAGAGATTCCATATCCCAAACCAAAAAACCATGCTTTTCTAATGTTTCACCAAAGTTTTGTTGAACTAATGAACCGGCATATACAACCTTACATCCTTTCGGACTAATCATCTCTTGCCTTTTATGAATATCACCTAATAAGGCCAAATCATATCCATCAAATATATCAGTTGTAAAGTGTCTACTACTTACTACATAACCTACATCGGTAATAGAATTATCAACAGGCCCGTGGAATAATGCAATCTTTGTTTTTGCATCAATATCTTCCGCTTTTGGCCAGTTATCCTTATTATCAAAAATAGAATAAACAGCAAATGCAGTATCATCGTAATTCCAAACCTGTGTATCTCTTAAATAATGAAAGTTTTCTAAATTCAATGCTTCAACAATTGGAGTCAATACATCAATTCTATCCAAATTGTTCATATTGCAATCGTGGTTACCTGTGATAAGGATTGTAGGTGCCAATTTAGCACACTCCGTAAATAACCAACTAATCTCTCTAACCAATTCTGGAGACATTTCCAATTTAGCATGTGCAATATCACCTGCTAAATAAATGATTGAATCTTCCGTTCCTCTATTACGGATTTCTTCAAACATTTTTTCAAATACTTGTCTATACTCTTTGTGTCTTTTTACGTTACGGATATGAACATCCGCAATATGGTAAATCTTTTTTAATTTACTCATAAACTATTGATTTTATTTAATAATAATTCTTCCGAAGAAAATTCTTTAGTTTTCTTTAGTTCTTCGTAGAATTTTTCGTAACCCATATCGGCTGCATCTTTATCTTTTAGATACATCATTTTTACCTGTATACCATTTTTTCTAAAGTATTCTGCTGCTTTCAATGCTTCTGTTATTGCATCGTTATCCAATGAAATAATAATATCAGTAATCCCACTCATAAAGATTTTCTCAACCAATATTCTGGATGGAAACTTACCTAATAATGGGATAGCATTTCTTTTAATTGTAATTGCATCAAATACACCCTCACATAATATAATCGGTTCGTTCCAATTTACTTGGGAATCAAAACATATTACATTTTTGGAGATTGGGGGATTTTTGTATTTCATTTTGTTCTCCGGATAATATGAACGAGAAACAAAGTAATTAAGAGACCCATCGGAATTGTATGATGGTATAATTACTCTTTGTCCATACAATCCTTCTTTACAATATCCGATATTATATTTTACAATATCTTTCATTGTAATACCTCGTTGAGTGAGATAATAGAATGCATTTTTATATTCAGGATTAAACCCTTTAGGTTCTTCCGATAAACTAATAAATTCTTTTGGTAGGGAAATGAATACCTTTGTTTCGGCATCCTCCTGTTGTGGTGTCCAATTACTATCACCATATATTTCTCTGATTATGGATATAGTTTTTCTATCCACATCAAGTTTACGAAGTAGGGATGTCAATTTCTTACCACCACTATTACAAGTCCAACAATGCCACTTTTGGGTTTCGGTATTGACCTGTAACTTTTGTTTATGGTGATTACAAAACGGGCAATAAAATGCTAATTCGTTACCCTTTAATGTAGAGTAACTTCCCAACGTATTAGACAACGTGGATACTACGATATTTTTATCAGTCTGCTTCAACACAAACCCAATATACGAACAATATCTGAAATTACCAAATTTTTATGAAGAAATTTGTGTAGGACCAAATAGAGAATCCATAAATTCATCTTTTGAAAAATCTGCAAACGTATCAACCGATTCCGACATTCCACACTTTTGTATAAGATTAACCATAGTAATTTTATCAGGACTATATTCAAATTCAACACTTTTAACTGATTCTATTTTATATGTTGTATTGGACGGAGTTATTAATTCCTTCTCCTTATCGGAATATATAGATTCTTGTCCAGGAAGGCCAGATAATGCAATTGCGTTTAATTCATTACACTCACTTCTTAAATTTATGATAACTTGTTGTGTCTGAGCGGCAAATTCTACTGCAGTATTTACATCAAAAGAAAATGATGATGGTGGTAGTTTTATTTCACTTTTTCCCTCTAACATTTTCAAAAACTTATTGTATGAGGATTTATCCATTCCCATTCCTCTCCATACCGGTGATTTCATTTGAATTGGTGGAGGTGGATTTTTTTGTATATATTTATCTATAACATCTCTACCACCTGATAATCCTCTATCTCTCCAATCTGAAACACCTTCGAAGAATTTTTTATCCTTAACAGATTTTTCCCAATAATCGGTCTGCGCATTTAGTAATGAACTATATTTTTTATCGGATACGCCGGATTTACCTTTGTTTATTATCGCAAGCCTCACATCATCCGGGTCTTTGTCACGATATACCATTGTTTTATAAATTGGCCCCTCTTGTGGGGTAGAAGGTTTACGTTTCTCAGCCGATGATTTAAAATCGATGTTTGATTTTGGTTGAACTACTTTTTTTGATTTTGTTGGAACTCCTATCCCTTTTGTAGAACCGGCTTTTTTAGGTTCTTCCTTTCCCACTTTTACGTCAGCTGTTTTTGGTGGTTTCATACCATACCATTGTAAAAACTTTGCAGCAATTTTATAAGCTGGATGAGCTTTTTCATATGATAATGCCGACTTTACTTTTATTCTTTTACTTTTACCATCTTTATCAGTATACGATATACTAGTATCATAAATTTTATCCTGATCGGTCTTTGATGCTTCCAATAAATGTTTTAATAATTTCATATAAATAAATATTAATTATTCATTAAACCATTCATCCGGTATTTCTTTGTCTGCGTATTTAAATCCATTTTTTTCACACCACATAGCATATGTAGTTTTGGATTTTTTACTTATTTTGTTTTTGGAATTTGTAAATACAAAACGGATATCCAATTCTGGATGTTGTTGTTTTACTAATAGATGTTTTTTTCTATCTGCAAGAACGAATCTACCTTTTGTTTCTACTCTGATATCATTCGGTAACCTAAAATCAGGATGGTAAGTATGTTCAGAAGCAGGTATAACATAAGATACCTCTTCGGATTCATATTGGACAGATATCCCTCTATTTGCAATTTGATTGGAAACGTTTTCTTCAAGACCTGACTTAAATCCATATTTCTTTGCAACCCATTTAGAGTTGTTCTTTTTTGTAACTTTTTTTGCCATTAAAATAAATTATTTTGGTGGATTATCGCTATATTTTTTAGCGTTAAGTTCACCACCCCTACCAATTTTTAATTTAGCTGCGTTTAATACTTGTGTATCTGCTTTTTTCAAATCATTGGTAGTATATGGGGTCTTAGCCGCAACACCTGCATCGAATGAAATTTTATCAACTCCAATTGCGGATTTTTGCGCTGCGTATAAGTCTAAAATTGTTGCCATAAGTTTTGTTTTATAATAAATATAAGATTATGTATCAAATCGTACAATAAAGTTTAAAGGTATATCCGGTTCGGATTTTATTGGTTTTGGTAATTTTGCAATTGCAACTAAATCGCAATCATCATCGTATAATCCGATGGCAGTTATAAATGGAGTTAGAAATGATCCAGTAGAATCGACTGAAGAACTTAAATCATAGTGCTCAAACCCACCAGATATCCAACTATTTGTTACGGATGAAGATATTGATCCTGAATATGTATAATCTAATATATCTCCATTTTCCAAAGTACTTCTTTTTCTTATATACTTTACACCTGGATTATTTACTACCATAAAAGTTTTACCATCAGAATCTGTAAAACTGGATGTTTCTCTACCTACCAAAACATATGATGATGGGTTAGTAGATATATTAAATTCACTTTCATTTACTACTAATAAATACTCATGCTCATAAATCGTTTCTGTTGATTTATAATTTAATTCCCAACTAGAAGTAAGTATTGAATTTGATCCACTTGTCAAAACAATTAATCCTTGACTATAAAATACATTTCCAATTCTATGCGTACTACCACTTTGAATTAAATTACTATATTTATCATCGAAATACGTTATACTACCATTTATTAATGATACGGATCCTTTTTTAATACTTTCTCCCATTAAAATTTGAGGAATAGATATAACCTTCGCATCATTTTGTAAAAATCTTTCTTTATTGGATACATCTGTATTATACTCATTTGTTTTACTACCAAATCTTGTAAACGGATTATCTTCATTTCCATTGTAAAATTGGGCACGTAATTGTCCATATATTGAGTATGGGTAGTAAGATATAGTTTGTTCTGTGTTTGGGTTATAAACGGTGTCTATTTGATAATCGTTTACAACATTTCCAACACTTGCACTATAAATAAATACAGATGATCCCGATGCGGTATTTTGATCAAAAGACCATTCTTTATAAACTTTGAAAGGTCTAATGCTAATATCTGATTTTGGTATTCTTTTTAACATATCAAATATAAATATCTTAATAACGAAAAACCCAACCTTACGGGATTGGGTTTCAATCTATGGATACTATCCATAGGGTGGTTAGTTATACTCCTTTAGAAATCTAATTTAACTTTTATTGCTACTTCTTTATCAAATGATTTTTCAATCGGTTTAGATACTTTAGCAACTGCTAATAATTCATTTGCATCATCATACAATCCAACCGTGGTTAGATAAACTCTTGGATTTCTTTCAAATGTAGATTGAACAAATTGTCCAGTTGATCCTGTTACGAATGTTGGATTATTTGAAAAATTAAATTCCCTATTATTTGCTCTTACGAAATAGTGTGATGTAGAAACATTTTCAGTTCTACGAGCTTGGAAATCTGCGCCGGAATTAAGTACATTAAGTAATGCAACAGAGCCCGAATTATTTGAGTATGTTGATCCACTTAACGAATTATTATGATAAACACCAACATGCGATGCATTTGCTCTTGCTAATTTAGAATCCACATCTTTTAATGCAGTTGGATTCAATAAAATGATACCCATATCAGGATAAAATAATCCCCAACCCTGACTACCATTTGCAGCCGAACATGTATATGTGTTTATAGATGCGGTTAGTGCACTTCCAATATTTAAAGAACCACTAACCATATTGTATACTCTTCCTGATGTTGATACATTTTCATCGGTTCCACCACTATCATCAATTAGTGTTACAGTTTTTGTAGCACCCGTTAATTTTATTGATATGTTTCCTGGATCCAATCTTTCTTTGTATCTGGATCTGTTTATATTGATTGCATAAAATGCATCCAAATCAGTTGCACCCGCAACTGTCCCACCATATACACTAAACTTATCATCGCCGGTTCCAAGTAGTACATTTCTCAATTGTGAATATACCGCTTTGGTGGATAAAAATGATTTATCATCTTGCTCCAATGTTGGCGCACCCCATCCACTAATATCACCATATGCAATTGAAAACTGAACTTCGGAGGATCCTGTATTTGCAGTAGAATATACATCTATATAATATTTTCCACTTACATCTTGAATTTGTTCAGATGCAGTATAAAAGGCTGTTAAAGATCCCGTATCATCACTCCATATTCCGGATGTAACTATTTCCGTTCTATTTGTAACCTTATCAACAGGTCCAAATTTTTTATAAATACCATTTGTTATAGTAGTAAATTCTGCACTTATTTGTTCTCCTTGTCCTAAAAATTGGTTTACAATGTTTACCAATTCATTTGTGTCTACAGGGGTACCCGATGTATTTGATACTGCTGACAAGTATTGTGCTAAATTACTTGCTAAAAGGGATCCTCTATTGTCTCTAATTATTGCCATAGTTTATATTATTGAACGTATGTTACTGTTACTGGAATTGTTTGTGAACCACCCGTTTCATTTCCGTAAACGGTTATGGTAGTTTTTGTAGTTGCTGTCAATGATGGGTTAGGTATAAACTTAAATGTTAAACCTTTAGCAATTGCTGCAGTTGCAGATACATCATCTCCTATGAAAACAGGAACTGAACCAACTTCGGATGTAACTCCCTCTCCTA